GATGGCGGTGGCGGTGGCGGTGGTCCCGGCCCGGGGCCAGGTCCCGGCGAAGGCGACGGAGATGGATTCGGCGAGGTCGGTAGCGATGGCGGCCCCCTGTACGAGCGGGACAAGAATCTGACGCTGGACAAGGTGTTCAACGACTTCAAGCAGCAGGTCGAGAAGCTGCCGATCATTCAAGCGACGAAGTCGTTCTTCACCGTCAGTGTTGGCGGCAGCTGCCCCGTTTTTACGCTACCGGCGTCGCAGTACTGGGACACGATGACCTTCGATCTTCACTGCTATGGCGTCATCTATGAGTCATTCCTGCTGATGGGCTGGGTACTGCTCGCTATCGCGGCATTTATGGCCGCAAAGATCGCGCTGACATGATGAATATTCTCGCCTTCCTGATGCCGCACGCCGGGTGGTTGACCGACCTCACTCAATGGTTGCTTCGGCAGATACAACGCTTTTGGGACGCCCTTGTCGCGTTCTTCAATGACCTGCTCATCCTCGCCATTCAGACGATGCTGGCGTTGATGATCAAGATGATTGGCGCTCTGCCGGTTCCGGATGTTTTGAAGAACTACAGCATCGGCACGCTACTTGGAAATGCGGGCAGCACGGTGGGGTGGTTCGTGCAGACATTCAAGCTTGGCGAGTGCTTGGCGCTTATCGGTTCCGCCGTCGCGTTCCGGATTCTGCGCAAGGTCATGACTATGGGGAAATGGTGACATGCTGGTTTTCAATGAAGGCGTTCCGCGTGCAGGGAAGAGCTATGACGCGGTCAAGAATCACATCCTGCCGACGATCAAGAAGGGGCGGCGGGTGTTCGCGCGCCTCAATGGCCTCAACCATGAGCGAATCGCTGAATACCTGGGCATGCCGGTCGATGAGGTCCACCAGCTGCTCACGCTGGTAGACACAAAGGACGTCGCAGCGACGTTCGCTTGCTACAAGGATGATGTGACCGGCCAGTGGTGCATTCCGGATCAGTTCAAAGACTCGCTATGCGTCATTGACGAAGTGCATGAGTTCTACGTCGCACAGCGCCAGCCGTTACCCGATGCGGTAGAGAACTTCTGGGCGCTGCTAGGCCAGAACGGCGGCGACGCGGTCATCATGACGCAGTGGATCAACCGCGTTCATCAGGCGGTACGTGCGCGCATCGAGCGCAAGAACGTCTTTCAGAAGCTCACCGCTGTAGGCATGAAGAACCGCTACCGGGTGACGTTCTTCCATACCACCTCGCCGGGCAAGTACGAGCGAGTAGGGGGCAAGACCGAGAAGTACGAACCCGCGATATACCCGCTCTACCACGGTTACGCCGTGGGCGCTGAGAATACCGAGGTGTACGAGGAGGGCGGCACCAACGTTTGGAAGGCGCTCGCGCTCAAAGGCGGCGTCATGGGTGTGGTCGGGATCGTCGGTGCCGTGGCCTTTATCGGCTTCTTCCTCAGTGGCGGCGGGCTGGTGCCGGAGGAAGAAAAGGCGAAGGAAAAGCAGCTGCATGGCGTCACCGCCGCGGCGCCGGCAGATCAAAGCACGATTCCGAATCTGCCGGGCGTGTCCGCGCCCAAGGCGGCGCCTGACCCTATGGACACGTTGACGCCGGAACAGCGGTACGTCGCGCAGCTGTCGAAAGCCAACCGTATCCGGCTGGCGCTCACGGCTGTCTTTGGCGACCGCCAGGTCGGTATGGTTGAGTGGGTGGACAGCAGTAACAACACAGTCGATCAGCTGACGTTCGACGCGTTGATTGCGCTGGGGTTCCGGGTGCGGGTGTTCGCCTATGGCGCCAACATCAGCGCCGACAATTACAAGCTGGTCGCTACGCCATGGCCGCGCCAAGCGCCGCGACGGGAGGAAGACCCAACGCTCTACCGCCTGGACAAGCCGGACGCTGGCACCGGCATTGCGACCGTAGGGAGTGAGGCCGGTGCTGGCGTCCGGGTCGTCAGCGCACAAGGGGCAGTTTCCACTGCCGGAGGCACGCTGGTTCGGGTGGGTGAGCGCCCTATGGGGACATTCCCCGAGTCGAAGCCGTACCCACCCAGCTTCTGAGGCGTGATGCGTCACGCAAATTGACGGTATCGAGTACCATCCCTCCCATCTGGAGGGGAATATGGACATTCGACTTGGGGCGATGTGTGTATTGCTGGTCATGACCGGCGTGGCGTCAGCACAGCAGATTCATTCAGCGAGGGGGCCAGCGCCAAAGGCAATTCCGGCAGCGCCCAAGGCCGCGTATAACTCGATGGCGAAGACGACAACGCCATTCAACTGTGAACAGTACCGCTGGCCGAACCATCCTCATCCGGGCATGAAACCGCTCTGTGATGGGCTTGAGGCCAATGCATTACAGCAGGAGTCCAGGCAGGCGGGACGCCCAAGTCCATCTGCCGAGGTGGTGGCGCTACCTGCGATGGGTACGGATGCAGCCAAGCGCTCAGGAATGGCGTGCATTGGCGGCCAGGCGATGCGTAGGCTGCCAAACGGGTGGGAACAGGTGTCCTCGCGTTCTGGCGGCTGGTTGCGCTGTCGGGAGCGGTGATCCGGGGTGTAGGGGCAGCGCCCCTACGGAAGCGCCTCACACGCGCTGGCGAGGCTGAGGCCCTTGTTCATCAGGAGCTGCACGCGGCGCCTCGGCGTCAGGGCCAGCCATCGCTACTGCCGACCGCTGTTTGCGCAGGCGCACCACGTCCCGCAGATTAACGATGGTGGCGGGATGATGGCGAATGCCGGCATCGCGATTGCGCACATTTCTGGAACTGTCGATCGACGGTACTGAGCGTGCAGCCTCCATCATCCGGCGCCATTCTTGCGCTTGGCAGGCGGTGAGCGACAGCCACGCCAGGTCCTCAGGCAGCAGCTCGCGGCCTTCGGGTGTGATCAGGCGATCACCGAGAAAAGAAAAACCGGCCCAAGGGCCGGTCAAGTCGATACGGTGGTGCGGGTCGAACTCAATCATGCCGCGATCTCATCCTTGGCCGGGGACTGAGGACGCAGGCAAGAGCCGAGCCAGAGGCCCAGCCATTGCCACGCCGAGGACACGAACGCCACCACAGTCCGATACAGCATTTCGCATAATGTATATTATGTTCTCAGGCTGCTGGCGTGGCTGGCACGGCTCTTGCCCAGCCCCCGGCTCCTACGTTGGCATGGAGCCTGATCAATGCGTGATCGGAAACTGACCGGCCCTTGGGCCGGTTTTTCGTTTAAGCGTGGCCGACTGGTCACCCCTGAAGGCCGAGAACTGGAACCACAGGACCTCGCGTGGTTGGCGTTGACGGCTGCGCAGGCACAAGAATGGCGCCGGATGATGGAAGCTCGGCGCCCAGCTGGCAAGCCCCGCAGGCCGATGCAGTTCAAGGCCGCAAACGTGATCGACCTGGCCACCACAATTGACCGGCCCAAGGTGCTACCAGCTGGACGGATACGCCTTGGTGCGCTCAAAGGTTCCCTCGGCTCCAATGGCGACGCCTGAGACCTCCTGCAGGCCGCTTGCGCGCCGAGCCTCAGGCCGCGCCTCCTGTAGCTCCTGAGGCCGCACAGACGCAACCTGGGGGGCTTCCTTGTACGGGTTGTACGCCGGACCCCAGCGGGCCATCTGCACACACTGATCGATGCGAATCTGCCATTTCGTGCCTTGCTCCGTGAGGCACGTGCAGGTTCGGTCGACACCCTCGCCAGACGACATGCAGTAGAGCCGTGGCTCTGCCTTGGCCTCACGACCGTCCAATGCCGGCATTGACCAAGGCATCTGCGCCAACCGTGGCGTATGCGCTTCCAGATACTCCTGAGCATTGGCATAGCGCCGCTGGGAACCCAGCTGCTGACTGCCCATGCCGGCCAAGCCGCCTGAGAACCAAGAGCTAGCAGGCTTGGCCTGTGCAGCTACAGGCGCAGCTTGCTGCTTCGGCGTGTCAGGCCCCCAGATGAACCACGCAACGCTGCCAACGATCAGTAGCGCCGCAAGAACGAAGAACAGCTTGGCGATGCGCTGGCGCCACGGCACCTTAGCCTTGGCAGTGTGCACCTCGGCAGAGTCATAGTCCGCGTAGTGGACCACGGGGTACTTCCAGACCTCGAACTGCGCCTTGCTGCGAAGCGCGGAGGACTTGACATCTTCGTAGCACTCAGTGAATCGGAACAGCCGCGCAGAACTCTTGTCGTAGCTGATCAAGTGCTCATGTGACGAAATCAGTGGCCGCAAATGCGAGTCCAGGTACATGGGACTCTGTGTGATCAGGTAAATGTCGATGCCCTGATGCCGGTGCGTTTCGAGATCCAACACTTCAGGCGGAACAGGCCGACCGCCAGCCCGAGTACGCCAAACCTGCTGCGCCTCATCAACGAACAACACGGCATTGGAAGGCAGATCGCGCCACTTCCGAGGATCAGCGAACTGCTTGACGAAAGGCACTTTCAACCCACGGAAGCCGAACGCGTAGACCTCCATGCCCTCGCCGTGACGCTTGTACATCAACTCAATGGCACGGAGGGACTTGCCCGCACCGTTCTGACCTGTGATCAGGTGAAGCATGCCCTACCCCCTTACTTCTTCTTAAGGCGCATTTTGAGCGCACCAGCAGCGGCAGCAGTGGCGTAGGCGGAAAGCAACAACGTGACGTACTTATCCACGTTGAGGAAGCCGATCCACGCAAGAATGTCACCCGGAGCGCCGCTGATCGATGACTTGATCTGATCAAGCAAGGGAGTGACGGCGAATTCCTGCGCAACGAAATTAAGACCCAAGAATGCCAGCGCCGAGAGAATCCACTGCCCTACCCGCGTCCCAAATAGGCGGGAAAGACCTGCAAGCAAAGGAGCCCACATTAGCCACCTCCAATGAGCGAACGACCAAGGATGAAGGAGGCATGCATCCAGCCGAGGAACAGGATGTACATGCCAAGAATAGATGCGCCATCGCAAAGGGCGTCGAGCCCCTTAACGCCGAGCTGGGTGAGGATCGCGTTGTTCATTGCTGGGCAGGAGCCGCCGCCAAGCCAGCCACTGGCGTCAAGACCATCGACACCCAAACCCTTCTCGCTGACACCGACGTAATCGGTTGCCTCCAGCGTCTCGCCATAGTCGTCATCGCCATTGCCCTCCTTGGTCAGCTTCTCCACGGCACAACGCAGCATGTGCACTTGCTTTAACTCTGCGCACGCAACGGGATCGCCACCAGTGCAAACGAACTGTTGTGCACATGTACCGTCGCCGGTCAGGGAGCCGTCACCGTCCCCCTGCCCGGCGCCGCACAACTGTTGGCGTAAGAGGTGAACCTGCGCGCAGGCGACCGCGTTGCCTTCGCACGTGTACGAGGCTTTGCAATCACTCGGGTTGCCCGTGACTTTGCCGCCCAAACCTTCGGCCTGGCACCCAGCACGCCATTGCTGGAAAAGCTGTGCGCATTGAATCTGATCACCACTGCACATCGGAGGCGCAGCACAAGTCGAACTGCCGCTACCACTACCACTGCCCTGCCCCGGGTTTGTGCCACCACCGGGGTCGGTACCACCGCCATTGCCGGGGCAAGGCTTACCGTCGGAACCTGTTGAACCAGCAGGACAAGGCTCGGGCTCGGTACCGCCGCCGCCACCGCCATCACCGCCGCCATCACCGCCGCCGTCACCACCACCATCACCGCCACCGTCACCGCCACCGTCACCACCGCCATCACCGCCACCGTCACCACCGCCGTCACCGCCACCCGGATCTATACCTGTTCCAGGCTGAGGAGGCGGAGTGCTGTCACCCGCCTTACATGTGCCGTATCCAGAGCCCGTGGAGTCATTGAAGGTTGAATAGTAGTGGCCGCCAGAACCGTCACCGTAAAGGCCATAAGCGCAGCCGTTGTAGCAGACGCGCTGGGCACTAGAAGCCCAGCCAGTTTCTTCCGGGCGCCCTAAGCATGAACGACCAAACCACCACTCCTCCACCGTCCAGTAGTCAAGCTGGCGCCCATCATTGTAGGTGTCGATCCAGTAATGGCCTTTGTAAGCCTTGAAATCAGCGCCCATGGTGTTCTTGATCTCACAGCCAAGCACGCCATAGCGACTCTGGCCCGCTGTGACCTGCGCTGTCGCAGCAGCGCCGGCCAAACACTCTGAGTACGCCTGGCCCTCGTCACAGTTCGAACTAGTCGACTTGCAAGAGCCGCCAGCCTGAGCCGAAGCGAAGTGCGGGAGAGATGCGAACAGCACGAATGCAAGCACTGGCAGGAAACATCGCATGCTAGTCCCCCAAGTCATGACTGCCGAGCCACATAGCACCAACCATGCAGACGTAGACGAAGTAGCCCATATACGGGTGATTCAACAGTTCCATAGAAACCCCCTTCGGAATAAAAAAGGGGCCACCGAAGTGGCCCCCACGGGAACAACGATCAGGTGCCCTTACGCGGCAGCTTGGCGGCGGTGATGCCCAGCGTGATCAGGGTGATCGCCGCACACACGGCAATCGCGATACCGCCCTTGCTGGTCATGAACTCGGCAGCACCGTCCACACTGGTGGGCATGTCCGCCGACTGCGCGAACGCCGAGGCCGAGACGAGCGAGCCGACGACAACACTGGTCAGCTTGGAGGCGGCCGACTTGACGCGGGCCTTGATGGACGGACGAACGGTGTTGTTGATGCTCTTCATTGGAAAACTCCTTTGTTGGTCGATTAGCGTTCAAGGCGTGCACCCTTGCGAATCAGCACCATCGCGATGACGCCAGCCCAAACGAGAAGGGTTGCGCCGCCAAGGGCAGCACCCTGCTCAGCAGTGAGAGGCGGAATCGGCGATGGAGCGTCGACCCATACAACGGTGGTGCACTGACCGCTGCTGGGATCGAACTCGGCACAGGCCGCGTACTTCACCGCTACAAGCTCAGTACCGGCCATGACACTTACGCCCCTGCCTTGGCAGCCACAGGCTTTGCCTGGGCTTCCTCAATGCGGAGCAGCTTCATTTCGTAACGGTTGATTTCGAGGTTGCCGTACTCCCGGTTCACCGTGATCGAACCGGGCGCCAGCGTGTAGAACCCCGGATCGTAGGCGACGGGACCCAGCTCGCTATCCTGCAAGCTGATCTCGAAGCGATCCGGGTAGTGGTGGCCGTTGTGCAGGTAGGCTTCCTGCTTGTGCATCTTGTACGGCTTGCCCGTGGACTTCGAGACACCCTCGATGGTGTTGACAGCCTTCGACACGACTTCGATGCGAACGTTAGACATGGTTACGGACTCCTGTGTGGAATGTGGAATTGATCGCCATCGGGGGTAAGGACTTCGATATGCCCCCGATGGCTTAGGGCGATACCAGTACCGGTGAAGCCGTCGTAATCAAACGGCGAGAAGAAGGCCCAGCCTGCGGACAGGCCAGCCGTGAGAACCCATGCAGAAACCTTGGTGGTGATCGATGCACCGAACTTGGTTTTCTCGGTGATGCTGATGTGCCGTTTCTTGGGGTGGCTTTCGTGATGGATCACGCCCTTTAGCCACCTCGGTGCAGTAGCGAATGCAACAGGCGCACGCTCCACCATCTTTAGGCCACCAAAGCCCCACAGACGCGCACCCTTTGGCAGGTGATGGCCAGACTTCGACTCAGCCTTGCTGGCGTACTTTGTGATGTAGCCGACAGGCGACTTGGCAAACACAGCGTTGGTCGATCCGTGAGGCCACCAACCCTGCTGATCGGGCAGCGGAGGCGTTACGCCCTTGGGCATCCACGCGACGATGTGATAGTGAGGACGGCCAATCTCCGTCAGCTCCATAACCCACACGTAGTGGAACTCTGGAACGCCCTGGCCTTTCGCATTACGCCGGAACCACTCGCGGTAGTGCTTGATCAAGGCGGAGATATGGCCGGGGTCCCACTGCCCGTCGTGGCGATACGTGAGCGTGATCAACGCAACGCGATAAGGACTGTTACGGGCATAAACACCCTTCTTGCCGCCCTGCCGCAGGATCGGTGCACCGAAGGCGTCACGGAACTTCATATCGATAGCGAGCGCAGACGCCTTGACGCCCTTCGCCAACTTGGTCAAGCGGGCCTGCTTCATGGAAGCGGTGGTGATTTCCATCACTCCTCCCGACCGCGCAGAACAGCTTTGATGCAAGCGGCGATAGCCAACGCCCCAACGAAGCCGCAAAGGAGCTTGATAGCTGCGATAACAGCCTCGTAGAGGCTATCGCCGCCAAGCATCAACCACACGTAGCCGGTGAACGCCGCAAGCAGCAGGGAGCAATACACAAGGCAAGCGGCGAGCGTGGCGACTGCTTTACGGGGAGAAGCCATTAGCAACCTACCCGGCGCACAGCGCCATACCACCACGGTGCAGTGATGACAGCCAGGGCGAAAAAGCCCATAGCCAACTCGGGCGCTACGACGCAAAAGGCGACGTAGGACAGAGCTACGAGCAGGACAGCGGCAAGGACTTTGAAAAGCTGAAAAAGAGGGTTTTTGTTCATGGCTGCGGAAGCGTCCTGATTACTTGTCACTTGTCGGAGAGAGAGACAAGCCCAGCTCGGCGCTGCGCGCCTCGCGCTGCTGCAGGCATTCCCAAGCGGTGCGAATACGCAGCGTCAGCGGTGAAATGCCAGCGATTTCGTAGCCGTAGAGGCGCGCCATGTGCCACGCCTGTTTCCATTCGGAACGAGTCATAGAAGCCCCTGTAAGCCCCGGTGTGGGGGTGCTGCGGTGATCGGGTGTATCGGCCCGGCGCTGGGTCCACGTCGAACGCAATTTGCTACGCAAATAGCGCTCGCCCCGGACCTATCGATTACGCGTGCGGTGGGTGACGTCGCGCTTGACACACGCCACTAAGGCAGCAATCAGGATCGGAAGGGCCATTAGAAAAACGAGGTGATCCATGTCACGCCGTGCGGTGGCCGAAGGATCAACGGCGGGTGTGGCAGGCACGGCCTGCAGGGCCTTGGTGTCAGTCGCCATAGCCCACCCTCCCCTGCTGCAGGTCGGCGATCGTCTCGCCGTCGTCGGCGGGGGCCTGAGGCCCGGCGATCGCGGCGGCGGCGGCTCCCGCGGCCAAGGTGGCGGCGACCGCGGCGACCACGAAATCCTGCCGACGCTGCTCGGCTGACCTGGCCCACTGCCAGTAGCGGAAAAGCCGGATTGCGGTGAGCGCTGCCCCCAGCGCCATGAGTGTCACGAAAGCCCCGAGGAGAAGAAGAACCCCCGGTGGCTGTACCGCCAGCCACAAGCTCATAGAGCCCCCTACGCGTCCCTGTGTCCCTGTAGGACCCACCGCACCGGCACAGGGGAGGCCGGGGGTGGGTGTTACCTGTTAGGTAACAGGGACGCATGTAAACTCATGGGTAACGTTCGTGTCAACAGGTGAGTAACATGCAGACGCTAAATAAAGTTCTTGACATGGCTCGCAAGATGTGCGGCAGAGACAGCGACCGGGCGCTTGCCCAAGCCCTGAAGGTGACGCCTACCACGATCCTTGGATGGCGGAACGGCAGTAGGCGCATCACGGACGAACACCTGATGGCGGTGATAGATAAGGCACAGGCCGACCCGGCGCTGGCGGTGCTGATTCGGCAGGAGACAGCCGAAACGAGAGCAGAAAAAAAGGGCTGGGCAACCCTGTGGGACAGGCTAAGCGCGGCGGCGGCAGTGCTGGTGCTGGTAGTGGTCGCAACGCCAGGCGTCGCACGCGCTAAAACCGTTGATGCGCAAGGCTTTGCGGGGTCCGACCAGCCGCATTCTGTATATTATGTTCAAGCTACTGCGGGGCTGGTTGGCACGCCGCTTGTCGGTGTCCCTAATTGATGG